ATGAGAAAGTCCCACTAGCATTGCTCGAAACTCTTAAGTATCGACTTTTCACATACCACGGTCGCTTGCTGCTCACGTACACGGTCATTGACGGGTGGAACGACACTATTGAAAAGATTCTAGCGAAGACTAAAACGATTGAGAAAGTATGGTGCGACGATCCGCGAATCAATGGCTACGTGCCGGTCGTGCAGGAGAGTCTGTCGATGGAGAGCACGATGATTTATTACGCCCACACGGCCGACAATCCATTCACGGACTACAGGGAGTTTTTGCGCCTCAATAGGAATGCAGATAAGGCGACGTTTCTCGCGCGTGGATTTGGTGTGCCTACGAAGTCGATTGCAGGCGTGTTCCCCGGATTCAATAAAGAGATCAACGTCATCGAGCACGACAAGCTTCCGTTCATCAAGAATCCAGAGTATCCGGTAACGCGCTACATGGCCATCGATCCAGGCGGAAGCAAGAGCTGGTTCATGCTTTGGATTGCAGTCGATGCTCGCGGCTGCTGGTGGGTATATCGGGAATTTCCTGACGACGATGACTGGGCGTTACCCGGTAACAAACCCGGTCCGGCGCAGAAGGGTCGCAAGTTCGGCGTGAAGGACTACGTGGACACCATCAAGACGGCCGAGGGCGAGGAAAAGATTTTCGAGCGGTACATAGACCCTCGCATGGGTGCGGCTGAAACGCAGTCGAAGGACGACGGTGCGCGCACGATTATTTCCGACTTGGACGACTTGGACATGACCGTGATTCCGGCATCTGGTGTGGACATTGAAAATGGCCTTCAGCTCATCAACAACCAGCTAGCGTGGGACGATAAGCGTCCGCTGGACTCTGTGAATGCGCCGCGCCTCATGGTGAGCGACGGGTGCCAGAACTTCATTTACGCAATGAGTGAGTATACGGCGAAATTGGGTCAGACCGAGGCAACCAAGGACCCCATTGACGCCTGCCGCTACATGGCCGTGTCTGACATTCAATTCATGGACGCCGAGGCCGACTCCAAGGCGCAGAGATCAACAGGTGTTTACTGACCCGGCACCACCTCCGCATTCACCTTGCAAAATCCAAGCCGGACTGTAAGGCAAGTGCGTAATGAGCACATTCGGTGGCACCAACACCGTCAACACCCCCACGGACCCCTCTCTTCAGGAGGCTCCGCGTGGAGAAAGTGGACCTGAGTTTGGCACGCTGAAAAAGGCGTTCGAAGACTGCATCAATTCCTGTCAGCCGTACATCGACCAGTGTCGAATTAACTACGAGACACGGTACGCGATTTGGCAGAATCAGAGCGCAGACGGCCGGAAGCATGCTCGTGGCATGAACCAGCCGGACCCGACGCCGTGGGACGGTGCAAGCGACCTTCGCGTTTACCTCGTGGACGAGGCGATCAACTCCAAGGTGGCGCTGCTCGGCACGGCTTTCAAACGGGCCAACATCATCGCCAGCCCGATTGAGGGCAACGACTACCGGCGCTCAAAGACCGTGCAGGATTTCATGCGGTGGCTCGTGCGGACGCAGATTCCCGAGCTTGGCCGCGAGGTGGAGCTGCTGGCGCAGTACATCCAGGAAAAGGGTGTGGCGGTCACGGGTCAGTTCTGGGAGACGCTTCAGGAAAAGACCCTGACGACGGTGACGATTGAGAACGTGCAGGAACTCGTGCCGAATATCGATGTGATTGCGGCGCTCGGCGTGGAGGAGCTTACCGACGATTTTGTGGCGCTTTTTGAGGAGCGGTACGGGTGCGCGAAGAAGAAGGCCAAGCGCATGCTGTCCGAACTTCGCTCTGAGGGCACTACGACGGTTGCGACGCTCGGCAAAGTCATTCGTCGCCCTGTCGTGCGGGCGTTCAATCTCGATTCCGACCTTTTCATCCCGGATTCTTCAACCGACATTGAGAACGCATCGGGAATTTACCGGGTGCAGTATTTCGGGGCAGAGCAGTTGCGGTCGTTTGTGAATACGGATGGCTGGGACAAGGACTGGGTGGAGGCGGCGATCAAGAAGTGCAAGGGGCAGATGATCTCGATGGCGTACACCGAGTACAATCAGCCGCAGAATCGCTCGTTCATGTATATCAACCAGCGAATGACCGATAAGATCGGCGTTTGCTATGCCTACCAGCGGCTTTCGGATGAGGATGGCGTGCCGGGTATTTACCTGACGATCTTCAATCCGATGCTGCCGGACGGACCGGAGAATCCCGGATACGCGAAGTACCAACTTCTCGGGTACGCGCATGGGAAATATCCCTTCGTTCTTCATCGGAGAGAGTACCTATCTCGCAAATTGCACGATTCTCGTGGCATTCCGGAGCCTGGCCAGCCGATTCAGGACCAGATCAAGGTCCACAAGGACTCGCGCATTGACGCCGCCAGCGTGGCCATCCTACCGCCAATGGGGTATCCGGCAGGCCGTCCGCCCGGTAAATGGGGTGCTGGTGCCCGCGTGCCTGAAAGACGCCCTGGAGAGTACCATTACCTTGACCGGCCGCTGCCGGACATGAACACCGAGAAGTCAGAGCAGCTTTTGCACGATGACTTCATGCGGTACAACGGCTTCGTGTCAAACGACACCGATCCACAGTTCGCGCAGCTTAAGAATCAGTACGAAATTGAGAAGTTTTTGGGCTCGTGGTCGGCTGCATTCAACCAGATTTGGAAACTTTGGTGCCAATTCGGGCCAAAACAGGTGTATTTCCGCGTGATTGGCGTGAAAACACCGCAGCCCATCGACTTTAACGTGCAGGGGCCGGACGAAGACTACGATTTCACGCTCCAGTTCAATGTGGACTCGATGAATGCCGAGCTTTCGTTCCAAAAGCTGGAACAAATCGCAAAAATCGTCGCCACTGCCGACCGAAATGGCATCATTGACTACGACGAGTGGCTTCAGGTCATGGTGGAGGCCGTAGACCCGGCGATTGCCGAGCGCATCATCCGTCCGGCCGAGGAGGGGCAGCAAAAAGTGGTCGGGGAGATGCAGGAGCTTCTTTCCAAGATTTACGCGGGCTTTGAGCAGGATATAAAGCCGGGCACTCCGCCTGAATTGGGAATGAGCGTGCTCCAGAACTATATTCAGTCCGATCCGGTTGTGCAGCAGAAGATGCAGAACAAGCAGGACCCGTTTGGTTCTCGCATCGAAAAGATTGCTAAGCAACTAAAGTTCAGCTTTCAACAGAACGTCGAGAACCCACGTATCGGCCGAATGGGCACCCTATGACAGCCAAACAACGCGAAGCCCGCGACCGCCGCATCCGCGAGGCGATGGTATCGCTCGTGGGTAACGAGAATTTCCGCCTGTTCATGGAGTCGATCCGCGATGCCCGCGAGACGACCATTCGAGACGCCTACAGCGACGCCGTGGTTTCGAATCAGCGCATGAGCATGGCTGCGGCCGGCGCGATTCGGACGTACTCTGACATCATCGATTCCTACGACGAATTGGCCAGCGCGCCGATCCCGGCTCAAGCACCGGAATAATTCCCACCGATAGTGGGACTTTTCACTAGTTGGTGCTTTACAGTCCGGCATAATTCTGCCACTCACGGAGTCACTTGGCACACCGCCATGCCGTTAGCGAAGCGCCTTGATCGCTTAAACTCATGCCGACTGAAACATCCGTGGCTTCTTCACCAGCCCCCGCTGCACCCGCAGCGCAAACGAGTGATGCGAAGAAAACTGGTCCGGGTAATCTCTCGATGGCAGCAGCGTCCGCGCAGATGTTCGCCCGTCAGGTCGAAGCTGCAAAGAAGCCTGCAACGCCACCGCCCACTGCTACGGCGGAGACAGCCCCAGCGAAAGCTGAACAGACCGGAGACGCGTCCGTAGCGGAAGCCGCACAGGCAGCTTCTTCTGACACGCCCACGGATACGACGGAAACGCAGCAGTCTGAAGCCGCTCAACCGAGCGATGACGGACAAGCCGCATCCGGCGAAGACGAGGGCGGTGATGACGTTCTTTCACCCAAATCTTCTCTCGACGACTACCACAAGGCCAAGGTTCAGAAGCGAATCGATAAGGAGCGTGCCAAGCGTGGGGTACTTGAGGCCCAAATTAAGGAGCGCGATGCAAAGATCGCTGCTCTTGAAATGCAGGGGCAGCAGCGCCAACGCGTTGAGGCACCAGCACCGAGCGATGAGCAGCGCCAACCGGCACCGCGCACCGTTCAAGTCCCGGCCAATGTCCCACTCGCTGAGGTTAATGACACGGCCTCACTCTCCGATCTGCGAAAGCAGGCGAAGGAAGCGATTCGTTTTGTGGAGGACACACTTGAGACTCCCAGGGCATGGAAAGAGCGCATGATTGATGATCCGGAAAACCCCGGCTCTGAGATCAAAGTGCGCACGACCAAGCTAGGGGATCAGGAACTCACCGAGGATCAGCTACGCGCAGTACGTCGGCAGGCAAAGCTCACGCTTGAGGATCACATCCCCGCTCGTGAACAGTACCTTGCCGCCCGTGCCCAAACGCAGCAACTTGCCCAGCAGAAATTCGCGTTTCTGAGGGACAAGCAATCTCCGGAGTATCAGCAAGTGCGTCAGTTTCTATCGAACTCGTGGGCACAGCAGAACCCGCATTCCGAGTGGATCGCAGCAGTCTACGTGAAAGGTCTGAAGGCTATTGAGGCCGAAGAGGCGAAATCCGCCGCTCCAGCCGCATCCAAGCCCAAGACCGTACTTCCCGTTAAGACATCGACGGATCAGACCGCCACGGCGGCGTCAGGTTCGGCGGCTCGTGTTCCTATCGGTACAGGCGCTCGGCAACAGTTGGCAGCTAGTGAAGAGAAGGTGAAGGCGAAACACGGTATCACGGCAGAAGATGCAAAGCAGCAGCTTCTCAACCGAGAACGATTTCGTAATTCACCCTAGTCATGGCTGTTTCAACAACCTATAATACCGCAGGAGCCCGTGAAGATTTGCAGGATTGGCTGACGATCCTTGAGCCCGAAGATTGCCCGAAAACGTCGATGTTCAACAAGACTCCGGGGCCGACCAATCGGCTTCAGGAGTGGCAAGCGGACACGCTCGCCCCGGTCGATACGGCCGGCATCCTTGAAGGTCAGGACGTTGCCGCCTTCAACAATGAAGCTGCCAACCGTGCGCGGTTCGGCAACTACATCCAGATTTTCCGTCGCCCGTGGATGGTGTCTGACCAAGAAGAGGCGTCCGACATTGCCGGCGTTTCGTCCGAAGTCGCCGAGTCCAAGACCAAGGCGGCTCGTGAGCTGAAGCGGTCCATCGAGGCTGCTATCGGTTCCGACAACGACATGCAGGCCGACAACGGCAGCGTGCCGTGGAAGACCCGTGGCCTCGGCTCGTGGATCAGTTCCACCGCCCAGACCGTCAATCCGGTCCCGACGCGATTCCTCACGCCGGCTGGCAACATCAACTCGACTGCTACCGGATCGCTGACGGAGGCGCTTTTCAACAGCGTCTTCCAGTCGATCTTTACGCAGAACGGCGGTCGGCGCAGCTACTCGCTGTTTGCCGGTCCGAACCTGATGACCGCCATCAACACGTTCCAGCGCGTTGAAGGCGCTTCCGGCACCACGAAGACCTATCAGGTCACGCAGGACGCCACGAAGCACCAGATCGATCTGAACGTCGAAATCTACAAGGGCTCGTTCCACACGGTCGCGGTTATCCCCGACTTGTTCAACGGCCTTCTGGATGGCGCGCAGCCGTCCACTCCCACCAACCAGCAGCTCGCTCGCGGTTACGTTGTCGATCCGGCCCTCGTGGGCATCGGCTACATGATCGGCATGCAGTCGCAGGAGCTTGAAAATCAGGGTGGCGGTCGGCGTGGCTTCGTTGCCGCGACGCTTGCCCTCGTGTGCAAAAATCCGCGTGGCCTCGGCAAATTCGCCGCTTCCAGCTAATAACCCTAAAACCAGGAGGATACTACCATGGCAGATACAGCAGTTACCATTGCAGGTTCACGGGTTATTCCGCTTTCTAATCAAGAGCGTGGATGCCACGGCTACAGCGTAGCCTATCGGGTCTCGTACAGTGACATCGCCTACGGCGCCGGCTCGACCGATACCGTGACGATGACGCTCGGTGCGTTGCCGGCGAAGTGGGTTGTCGATAAGGCGGCGGTGAATGTCACCACGGCCTTTGCTGGCACCACGGCGCTGACGATCATCGTCGGTACGACCACCACGACGAATAACTTCATTGCCAGCACCTCTGTTCTGACGGCCGGGCTTATCCAGCCCTCCACCGGCAAGAACACCGTTGCCACGATTGCCGGCTCGACCGGCACGGCGACGAAGAATCTCGTTGCGACGTTCACCAACGCCACGGGTGGCTCTCCGAGCGCCCTGACGGCTGGCGAACTGTTCATCTACCTTTCGGTGGATGAGCCGGCCGACTTCGGTGGCCAGTCTAGTTAAGCATGTGTGTGTAATCATGGGCCGCGTTAGGGATGACGCGGCCCATTTACCCTTTTTATGAGCAATCCGACTGACCTCATCACGGACGTTCCGCCTGAATTTATCCGCGAGTTTCGCGACCATATTCAGGGCACGCTTCCGATGGAGAAGGCGCAGGTCGAATTGCGTCAGGCCCGCAATGCCCGCGTGATGCAGGCAGCTGGATCGGTGCAGTTGAAAGAGAGCTTGGGGCAGCGCGTGGCGTCAATCGACCCGCGACTGTTCTTCCGCATGCGGTACTCGTTCGGGCATGAGGAGAACTGGCTGGATGATTTTCTGGGTGAGTGCCCGGAACTATGTGCGCCGGGGTATCGCCCGAAGAAGAACGCGATGCTGCACGGCAAGACTTTTGTGAACGGCAAGCCGGTTTGATATGACATTGTGCAGACCGTACCATACTCCACGTACCTGAAGAAAATGGCTGCGCTGGTTGGCATTCCGCCGACGCGCATCACGACGGAGCTTGCGGCGGTTTGGAATGTCCACTTTGACACGGCGATTCAGCGGGCGTGGAAGCTGACGAACTGGACGGACCTTTGCCCGTACGGCGAGGCGCGGTTTGTGGGGAATCAGAATCAGTACCCTAACCGGTTATCCAATTCCACGTACTGGACTGCGGTTGGCACGACAGCGACGTATCCTGCCACCGGAATCTCAAACCCGGCTGATGGTCGGTACAACGTCTCGAAGTTGCTGGAAGCGGCCACAACGGCTCCGCACGGCACTACGCAGGCTTCGACCTTCCTCCCGAACACCGAATACCGGGTGTCGGCGTATTTTAGGCCAAATGGGCGGAATTATGCCCTCATTACTGTCAATGACGGCGCGACGGTGCACAGCGCGTACTTCAACCTTGCCTCGGCATCGGTAGTAAGCACGTCAAACGCTACGGCAAATGCGGGACAGCAGGCATCGGGATTTATCCTATGCACCGTGACGTTCACCGCTTCGTCAACAGCCGGTTCAGGCACGTCAGGTTACTACATCTCCGCTGACGGTACAACGGACACCTATGCCGGAAACACGTCGCTCGGCCTCTACGTTTGGGGCGCTCTTGCCGTTCAGACCACGAACATCGGTCAGGACTCCCAGCTTCTCCCATACAATCAGCTTGGCGAGTACGACATTGAGACTGTCTACCAAGTCTACCAGAGCAACCCGACCGCTTCCCAGTATCCTCAGCTTCAGTCCTACGTTGAAGTGCCGGCTGGTGTGCAGATGATTTCCGGGCTGGTGTCGCAATACTACGTCAACGGTATCGCGCAGAACCAGATTTTCGGGGCTCCTCCGCTCAACCCGTGCTTCATCTATTACCGGCGCAAATCGCCGTCGTACACGGGCGACGAATTCGACGCTGCGGACACGTACACGGTGGACGAGCAGATTTACTACGTGAATTCGATTGGCGTTGGCAACTTCTACAAGTGCCTTGCGACGACCACGGCCGGACAGGACCCGGATGACACTCCTTCCAAGTGGGAGCTGATCGAGATTCCTGAAGTGCTGTTCTGGAACTCGCTCTACCAGTCCTTCGCCGACTGGCTGATCTCGGATGGTCAGCAGGACAAGGCCGTGGGTATGTACTCCGTGGCCGACAGCAAGCTCCAGGATGAGTTCGACAAGCAGGAGCGCCAAAACGGGCGCATCATGCCATGGATCGTCTCCACGCACCTTTCGTATCCAGCAAGAGTTTAACCCGATACCACCATGGCTTTTAATTCAATCGGCCCACTATACCCGCGCCCCGCATACGATGGGGCTGGCAATCAGATTCCCAGCCAATCGCTCACCGTGTCCACCGCTGCCGTCGCTGCTGCTGGTTTTGCCATTCCCGCTGCTGGTGGCCCTGAGATGGTGACGTTTGACGTGCAGGGCGTGGACGTACGCTGCCGCTGGGATGGCACCGACCCCACGGGATCGGTGGGACACGTTCTTCCAGCCGGTTCCGCCTATACGTGGTGGGTGACGCAATGGAATAACGCCAAATTTATCCGCATTTCAACCGCAGCTACCGACGCCACCTTGTTCGCGTCTGGAGCGCAGGCATAAACTACCATGCTGACCAACCATCCTTCCGTTTTAGGTAGTCGTGGCGGTGGCTCCGGCACGTCGTCCTCCGGTGGTAATTCGTCTGTCGTCATCGAAAGTGACGTGACGAACAACAACGCCACGCCGAATACGATGCAGGACGTTACGGGGCTGTCGTTCCCCGTCATTGCAGGCACGACCTATCGCTTCAAGTTCATCATCCCGTACACGTCGGCCGCGACCACAACGGGATCGCGCTGGTCTATCAATGGCCCCGCGACTCCAGACCTGCTTGAGTACCAGTCCACGTACACGCTTGACGCCACGAGTGGCACGTTGAACTACGGATCGACGTACGATTTCCCGGCTGCGAGCAATGCCAGTTCGCTCACGACCGGAAATATCGCCATCATCCAGGGCGTCATCAAACCGAGCGCCAGTGGTACGGTCATTGCCCGTTTTGCCTCCGAGGTGTCCAGTTCCGCCATTGTAGCTAAGGCCGGCGCTGCGGTCACGGTGAATACTGGAGCACTCACCATCGGCGGCGCAGCGTTCAACAACCTCGTTGCCATGCCGACTGCCACGGCGGATGCTGGCGCGTTTGGCGACTTCAGTTTCGACGACTTCGATTTTGCTTTCTACAACCCGGACCTTCCGGGCTGGGCCTTTATCCCATTCCAGACGCGCTGACCATGACCGTCGCAGAACGTAAGCTTCAGATTTTGCTGAACATCAATCAGCACACCGTCAGCTCGCTCGTTGACGAAATGGCGAAGCTGTCAGTCGAAAATGAGGGGCTTAAGGAAAAGATCGCCAAGCTCGAAAAAGAAGAACCGTTCGTGCCTCCCGCTGACGTTTAATGGACCGATATTCCAGTTACGGCGCTACCGACTCCCCTCCCATGCAGGAAGGGGATAAAGACTTTTTCGGCGTCAACCAGTTTGACTCCCCCGAGAATCTGAAGCCGGGGCAAGTGCAGGAAGCGATCAATGTGGACATGCGCACCACAAACGCGGCCACGCGAGGCGGATGGACGTGCATTCCCGTTCTCGGGGCCACGCCGTTCGGAGATGTTTACGCATCCGGAAAATACTCGGACCCTGCTGCTCCTGCGCAGGAGTGGATCGTGCTGATTGGCGCGACGACCGCTGGATTCTACGCCTTCGGACAGACCCCGCGCACCATCGCGTATCCTGCGGCCTACACGGTCTCGCAGCAGTCAACGGTTGTTCAGGCCAACAACTACCTGCTCATCTTTGCCGGTGAAGGACAGACGCCTATTCGCTGGGACGGTAACTGGTCAACGTCATTTGAGGTTGTGCCCGACTCGGCTGGTGATCCTGGATTTGAGAGCATTCCGGAAAGCAATCAAGCGACGTACTACCAGAACCGTCTTTGGGTTGTGAATGGCAAGGACCGCGTGACCGCTTCCGAAGTGCTGGACTTCACGGAATACGATCTCATCTCAAATGACTTCAATCTGAACACCGGCACGAGCGACTACGTGGTTTGCACGTACCCGTTCGGTGAAAACGCGCTCGTGGTGTTTAAGCACGATTCGTCGCTGCTGCTCCAGAACGTACAGGGCGGTCTTGAGGACGTGACGGCCACGGAGATTACGCGCCAGCTCGGCATCATCGGGATCAACGCCTGTGTCACGGTCGGTCCCGACTTGATCTACATGAGCGACCGGAACATCACGTCGATCCGGCTCAATCTCCAGAATCAACTTCAGTCGGTGACGGAGCCGCTATCGCGCAACATCTCCGGCATCATGAGCCGGGTGAACTGGATGTACGCGAGCAAGGTTTCGATGGCGTACTGGAATAATAATCTTTACGTCGCGCTTCCGTTGGACAACTCCACGACCTGCAACACGGTCGCCGTCTACAATTTCATCACGGGTCAGTGGTGGGGCGAGTGGCGCTTTGCCTCGTCGCTGAACATGGCCATTCAAGGCTTCGTTGTCGCGAACTACTACGGCGCGACCCGCCTGCATGCCGTCACCGATGACGGGCGCATTTTCGTCACTGGCACCGGACAGAACGACATCAGTGGAGCGACGGTTGGCGAGATTGCCTTCAGCCTCACGAGCCGCCCGTACCTGATGGACAACAACAATCGCATTTCGCGCCGGATGTGGTTCGATGCGTCTACGAACCGGCCAAACTTCTCAGTCGTCGCGTACTCTGAAGGCGCAAGCGAAAACGAGACGGTGCTTTCCAGCCAGACCTACTCCCGCTCACAGACGTGGTTGTTTGGCGATACGCCGTACGCGCTTAACAACTCCAACGACGACTACAACCGGGCGTTTCGAAAGGACTACTCCACGGGGCCGGACAGCGTGCAATCGGGCACCGGGTTTCAGCCTGAAATGCTTCAAACTTTTAGAATGCCACTTATTTGCAGGAGAAATGGCAGGCAAATTTGGTTCAAAATCTATAACTCTACGGGATATATAGAAATAGATGGCATTGGCGACGAAGCGAGAAGCGGCGATAGACTCTCACTCACTCAAGTAGGATGAGCATTGTAATTGAATATCCAGTTTTGGATAAGCGAGGATTTCCGTCTTACAGGAAAAGTAAGACGCATTGTCCGAAGGGCCATCCGTATTCGGATGAAAACACATTCGTCAGCAAGACAGGCAGTAGAAGCTGCCGGACATGCATTCGCGAAGGGAAAAGAGCGAGATACGTAAAAATTCCAAGAAAGAAGAAGGAGTACTGCATTCATGGGCACCCATACTCAGAGGGCCATCCGAATACAGGATTCTTGGCCTCCGGTAAAAAGTTTTGCAAAACTTGTGCTATTGAGAGGCAGCACGCGGCCCCAAGAGATAAGAAACTAGCGTATTGTGCAAAGTGGAGGGCAAAGAACCCTGAGATCAGGAAGAATGCAATGCGTCGCATGCAGCTTAGGCGATACAACATGGATGAGGCTGCGTATTTTGATATGTTTCAGTCGCAAGGAGGGGCGTGCGCAATTTGCAGAAAGCCATGTAAAAGCGGAAGGCGCTTGGCTGTCGATCACTGCCACGAAACCCAAAAGGTGCGCGGCTTGCTTTGTCTTCGATGCAATCAGGGGCTTGGGCATTTTGAGGATAACATCGCTCTCTTGAATGACGCCCAAATCTATTTGTGGAAGAGTGGCACTGGGAACCTTCATCACCTGACCCAAAATGAGTAATGTAGTTCCTGGCTACACCTTCACAGGTGCTTCCGATCCAATTACTTACCAAAAGCTGAATCTTTTGGGGAATCCGACTGTAACCATTGGCTCCGGCGAGGTAACGATTGCCAACCTTGCTCCTGCCGCAACAGGCGGAGGTTTCCTTGGTCGCACTGCGTCTGGTGGCGGCGCAATTTCATTTTGCCAGCTCAACACGACTCTTACATGGCCGACGTGCGGCATCGCTCTAAGCAACGGTGGCGACACCGAGTTTACAATGGGTCTCAGCTCGACGGCTAGGCTTAAGATTGCTCACAGCGGACTCATCTCCGGTGGTGTCACAATTCAAAACGGTATCAGTACAGGCTCACTTTCGGCTGGTGGTGGACCTGTTACATTTGCGACTGGAACGCTTACGTTCACAATTGGAAATGGCACCGATTCTGCGTCCGGAATAATTCAGACACCGCAGGGTAGTGGAGGTACATTTGAGGTAGATATTCGCATGGGGAATGTCAGCTCTGCCATCAGCACAAGCGCAAACAACGGCTTCGTTTACATCAAAACATGCGCCGGAGCGGCTACTGGTGCGCCGGATAACTGGGGTACTGCTGCTGCTGCGATGGTCGTTGATAGTACCAACCATCGGCTTTATTTCCGATACAACGGCGCGTGGAAGTACGCAGCTCTGACATAACCCATGCCCACCAATCTCAATTACTGGAGTGGAGACGACCTTGGTCAGCCCACGGTGCTGCCTCCGTTTGAGGTGACGGCGACGCCCCTGCCGGTTGACCCGTGGGATTGGTCTGGCACAAACGGTGGCGTTACGGACACGACCGACGACTATTGGGGCGGCGCTGGAACGTACGTCACGCCCCCTCCTCCGTCGGTGTTTGAGCCGCCGATCCAGAGGTACGAACCACTGCCCGACGATGGCAGCGACTATAACCGCATTTTCAACGAGCTGCTAACGCAGGAGAATGCTCGTCGTGCGATTGCTGGTGAATCTCCGCTTCGGCCGTATGACAAGGACGCCATCTCGCGCCTTGCCGACGAAACCGTGCGCAAGGTCAATATCCTTACCACGCTTCCGACCGATCCGAACCATGGCGTCATCGACACCACCCAGTCGCCGAACAATTCGGGCAATATCGGAATCGGTATTCCTGGACTGTTTGGTGTCGGCCTCGGCGGTGTCATGCTCGGTGGTCTTCTTGGTGGCGGCGGCGGAGGAGGTGGCAGTGGGTCTGCTACCTCTGGTGGTGGTCAAAGTGGCGGTGGAACGATTATTCCGCCCGTAGGATACCCGACTGATACCGGCTCCCCAAATGAGGGAGGCGGCACGGTGATTCCTCCGCCTATTCCAGTTGGCGATCCAAACCGTCCGGCTGGTCCGTATCCGGCCGGCGTGAACGAAACGCCGAACACGAATCCGACGATCATCCCGGCTCCGCTACCTGGATCGCCGAATGAGCAGGGCGGTGGAACGATTGTTCCGCCTCCGGTGATTCCGACCACGCCGACGGCTCCCGGTGTTGTGCCGGGTGAGGGTGGTGGTGGCACGATTATCCCGGTGCCGGTTCCTACGCCAACCCCGACTCCGACCCCCGCGCCAACGCCGACCACGCCGCAGCCAAATCCAACGACTCCTACGGTGCCAACCACAACGATTGCAAATCCGCTTGATCGGAACTTTTACCGCGAGGGCTCGCAGACCATTTCCGACCTTAATCGGCTTGGAAAAGGACTGTACGGCAACTACGCGCAATTTGCTCCCCAGTACACGCAAGCCGACCTCGCCAACTACGCCAGCACGCTCGGCGTCCTTGGCAGCACGAATCAAACGCTGACTGGAATCGCTAATCAGCAGACGCAGGAAGCGAATACGTCGCTTCGACAGGGGAATCTCACAGACGCGCAGAATCTTGCCCCGCAGGCGGACGCCCTTCGTCGCGCGACGAATCCCGAGTTGTACGCCAACCTCGACCGGCTGGATGCTGCTGCATCTTCGGGCATTCAACGCAGTCCGTACGAGGACCAGCTTGGTGCGACGTTTGCGCGTGGAAACAGCCAGCTCGGGTCGGCGCTCGACCAGTCAGCACTTGACCAGCTTCAGCTCGGTTCGTCGCTTTCTGGTGAAGAGAATCGTGCTGCATCGCAGGCCGCTCGCGAGGGCTGGTCGGCACGCGGGCTCGTCAACTCGACTGGCGCGGTGGCGTCCGAAGTCCTCAATCGCTACAACCTTGGCAACGACCGCCTGAAGCAGCGCCAGACGTTTGCGCAGAATGCTTACGGTCAGCAGCAGGCGGCTGAGAAGCAGAATCAGGGTTTGGGACTCAGCCTCGCCGGCCTCGACCAAACGCGCCAAGGCCAGAACGTCAGCAACCTTGCCACGGCGGCAAACTTTCGGAATGCGACGGCGTTTGACCCATTCAATATGCAGTCAACCCAGAACACGGGTAGCAATACTACGCTCTTTGGAGAGGGGTCTGGGTTTTCGTCCGGCGCGCAGTCCAACGCGAACACGCTCAAGCAATTTGACCCGTTTGCGGCGTATCCGAACGGGGTTTATGGCGACAATTTCAATGCTGCGAATGCTAGATCGATTGCTGCTGGAAATAATTCGGCCGCATTGGCCGGCGCAAAAGACGCTAACAACGGAGTGCTTGTGAATAATTTTTTACAATTGCTCGGGAGTCTTTACGGCAAATCATAATAAAATGCCTAGTCAAATTCCACTTTCTCACGGCCATATGGCCACGGTAGATGACAGCGACTATGATGACCTGATGAAGTATAGGTGGTACGCGCGCATCAAGAAGGGCTGCACGGTGTACGCATTTCGATGCGAACTTACCTATCCGAAGGGCAAGAAAAGAATTCAGAAAAACATCCTGATGCACGTCCACTTGATGGGCCGGATGGATGGCTTTGTAATAGATCACGTGTCTCGCGATGGACTTGATAACAGACGTTGCAATCTTCGTTGGGCAACGCATGCCCAGAATTGCGCCAACACTAACCCGAAAAATGGCCGCAAGTTCAAGGGGGTTTACTACGCGAATAAAAAGGCCACGTGCCGGCCTGCCGCTTACATCGTAGTGAATAAAAAAATGAAATACTTGGGTAGCTTCGATACCGAGCAAGAGGCTGCCCGTGCATACGATGCGGCGGCGATTTCTGCCCACGGTCCATTCGCTCGTACCAACTTTCCGATTCAACCAAAGGAGGCAAACTAACATGTGTGCTTACGCTCCAGGCGTCACCGACATCAGCGGCCAGCTCCGCGCGCAAGGCAAAGTTGCCCAAGCGCAGGGCATTGCTCAGGGCATCTCTGGCGGCTATCAGGAGTACGCGCAGAACCGTGCCCGTAACGCGGCGCTTCAGGGTCAAAACGAGGGCTTGATCAAAGCCTTCATGCAGGACGAAGAGACGAAGAAGTACGCTCCTGAAGGCGTTGAGCAGTTCATCGAAAAGACCATCAAGAACGGCGGTCTATCGCTCTCGGACAACATTCGCTTTAACGGCATGCTTAATTCCGCCCTCGCAACCAAGGGTCACATTCAGGACCAACGCCTGAAGGCGCAGGAAGGCGCGATGCGCGAGCAGCAGTTGAAGGCATCTCAGCAGGTCATGGTGCAGCAACAGCGCGACCAAGAGGCGCTGGCCAAGTCGCTCGCCCAGTTCATGCCGCCCGATGACACCGCCGAGGCTCCGGCGTTTGACCCGGCGCGCTTCCTGCAAATTTACTCCAAGTCTGGCGGCTCTCCGCAGTCGATTGAGCGCGTGGATGCGGTGCTGAAGATGCTGGGGCCGCAGCGGTCGCCCATGTTCGACGTGGAGAAGATTCGCTCTGCGGACGAAAAAGGTAATCCCATCGAAATTGCCGTGGACAAGCGGACGATGAGGGAGGTTGCACGCGGTCCCATTTCCCAGCCGCAGCGCCCCGTCCTCTCACCCGAGGAGGAGGCTGCCAAGCAGGAGCTTCTTCAGCGCGGAGAGAGCGCACACAAGTTCAACGAGGGTCTTTTGGAGGCTGGCAAAGCAGCCAGTTCCAACATCGCGTCCTACGACCGCGCCGTAAAGTTGCTCGACACCGTGCGTACCGGCACCGCTGCCGACGCCGAGCTTATGGTCCGTCGCGCCGCTGAAACCGCTGGACTCATTGATAAGGGTTCCGTCGCAAAGGCTGAAGAGTTGCAGCAGCTTCTTGGCGATCAAGTCCTGAAGCGCGTGAATCAGACCAAGGGCGCTATTTCCGACACTGAAATGGGCCTGTTTGAGAAGTGGTCCGCAGCGATGAACAAGACGCCGGAGGGCAACGTAGCCATCTTTACTGCGCTCAAAAAGGTTGAGGAACGCAACCGCGCCATCGCTCGCGACGTGCAGGCCATGCGCAAGGCCGGCAAGAAGGCGACCGAGATTCAGGACGCCATCAACGAAAAGATTCTTGAAATGCCCATTTTCGACGCCAAGGACGAATCCGTTCTTGGTGGCGTTGCTCCTGCGCCGGCTGGAAATGCGCGTGAGGTTGATGGCAGTCTTCCGCGTCTTCCGGCTGGCTGGAAAATCGAGTGATGAAAATTACTTCCCCATCTGGCCGCACCTACAACTGGGACAAGCCGAATCCTCCCACTGAGGACGATATTGCGGCCTTGCAGGCGTACGATGCTCGACTGACTGAGCAGGAGGCGGTGCGTGCAAAAGCTCCTGCCGCTCCCGAGCAGCAGGCTGGCCTTGGCGCTCGCATCATGGGCGCGCTCGGTGCCGTCAAGGACAAGACCGACTATCGCAACGTGCCCGGCTCTGGCGCGCTCACCGCATCGACCGAGATGGGCATGGGTGGACTTACGCCAGATGAAGTGCAGCAGGCGTCTGGTACGGCGATGAAGCAAATGGGCATGATGGCCATTCGTGCTGGTCCGCCGACGATTGGGCAAATGGTCGCTGGCCCTGCTGGTGGCGCTATCCTTGGCGGCGCTGGTGAATTGGCCGCGCAAGCCATCGAGGGCGGTCCGATTCGTCCCGGAGCGATTGCTGGGGCTGCAACCGTGGGTGCAATTCCGCTTGGTCCTTTGGCCGGAACGGGAATGCGCGGTGTCGTGCGCGAGGGCGTGAAGCAGGCAGCTGGTAATGTAGTGGCTCGCAACGTGCAAACAGGCATCGACGAAGGCCGTGCGGCTACGCTCGGAGAGAATGCTGTATCTGCCGCTGCATCGGCTGTTGGCACTGGGCTGGCCAAGGGTATTGACGCGGGCGCTGTTGCGGCTGCTACGGCCCTGAAGGCTGCTCAGGATGCCACCCGGCGAGAGACGCTGCGTATTGGCAAGGAACTCGGCTACGTTATCCCGCCATCGGTCATTCGTCCCAGTCTGGCGACGGATACGTTGAACTCCATCGGCGGCAAGGCTGCGACCGCGCAGGAGGCGATCCGCCGCAATCAGCCCATCACAAATCAAGCGATCCGCGAGGAACTGAAGCTGCCGCCGAATACGGCATTTTCGGATCAGTCGCTCAATGTAGCGCGCATCGTCCCAAACAAGGCATACGCGGATGCTGCGGCGGTCTCTCCGCAGGCGAAAATCATGCTGGATGAGTTCAAGCAGGCTCAGGCGAACGCGAATCAGGCATTCGCGAACTACCGGAACATGCCGAAGAAAGACCCCAGCGTGCTTGAGATTGCAAAAAAGCACCAGACCGATGCGGACGATGCGTTTGCTCGGCTGGAAAGAGAGGCTGTGTCTAACGGCAAGCCCGACATCGGAAAGAAGCTCCAAGAAGCCCGCGTAACGCTGGCCAAGATTGGGCTCGTTCAGGACGCGCTCAACAAGGGCGACGGCAACATTTCCGCCAAGGTCATCGGTGACGCTTACGCGGCGGGTGAAAAACTCAGCGGAAACCTCGAAAAGATTGGCCGCTTTCAGAATGCCTTTTGGCAGTCCGTGAAGGACGCTGCTGACACGCCTCCGTCTGGTGTAAATCAGCTCATGCAGTACGTCGCTCCTGCAACGGGGGCACTGCTCGGCAAGGGTATGGGTGGCTATCCTGGAGCCGCAGCCGCCATGGCCGCAATGATGGGCACGCCACGCGGCGCTCGTGAAGTCATGCTGTCTCGCCTGTACCAGAATCAATTCCTGCGTCCAAACTACGGTGCCGAGCGCGCCGACGTGCCTGCCATGGTCGCTCAACTCGCTGCCCAGTCAGCCGGACGCCAACCCACTCAACCCCGCCCGATCCCTTACCGCTAACGCACCAATGAAAACATTCCTTCACGGATTCGTCCTAATTCTTTTCGCGCTGTCCATCGCGTCGGCGCATGGTGCTGTTGCGGCCAATGAAGTCATTCTGACGCAGCGTAATTCCGGCAACACGACCAACGTGCAGAGCCCGGTTACGGCTACGGCAAACGCCGTGATCATGTACAACGGCACGCTTGTTCCCGTTTCCAAGACAATCGTGGCCGGTGACAATATCACAGTCACTCAGAATGCCGGAAACATCACGATCAACTCGACGGCGAGTGGGAGTGGAAATGTCACGACGACGGGAGCGACTGCGAATGTCGTTATGGTCGGAGGTGGCTCGACCGCGATTGTCCCGCTGGCGTCCATCGGCAACTCCGGCGCACCGCTGCTCTCTGCTGGCGCTGGCGCACCTCCGGCGTTTGGCGCGCTCAATCTGGCGGGCGGCTCCAACATTATCACCGGGAGCCTTCCTGTGGCGAATCTCAACGGAGGCACTAGTGCGTCGTCCTCCACGTATTGGCGGGGCGACGGCACGTGGGCGACGCCTTCTGGTACTGGCAACGTGATTGCGGTGTCGTCGCTCACGGCGAACGTCATCCCGAAGGGCAATGGCACGGTCGGCCTGTCCGACTCTATCATCCAATCCAACGCCACGACGGTGACGATTGGCGCTGCCGGCATGGGCAACATCATCGCCAACGTCGTCACGCTATCCGCCCTTACGGTGACAGACCTGAATGCGACGAATCTTACGGTAACAAATCCGATCACGATTGACGTTCTCGGTTCCGGGATTGGTCCAACGACGACGAAGGGCAGTATCATCCTTGGCAACAATTCGACCACGTACGCGCAGCTCGGCGTGGGGCCGAACGGGAGCATGCTCACCGCCAATAGTTCTGCTACGTATGGGGCGAATTGGTCGTCGTCCGTGACCTTCAATGGCGCTCTCGGCACCGATGACACCTACAGCGGCCTCGCGGTCTCTGGCTTGCTCGCAGGCGCAACGATTGCGCAGTGGGAGGCCGTCTACCTTGACGGCTCCTCCACGTGGCAGCTTGCCGACGCCAACGGCTCCGGCACGTACCCGGCAGTCGGTCTGGCAGTCGCGGCCTACTCGTCCACGAATCCTGCCGTGGTGGTCTACTCCGGCACGGTGCGCAACGATGCGTGGTCGTGGACGCCCGGTGGTGTCATTTATCTATCCGCCACTGCTGGCGGCTTAACGCAGACCGCGCCGGCCACGTCTGGCGACAAAGTGCAGCAAGTCGGTCGCGCGCTCACCGCCGACATTATCCTCCTCAACGTGAACAGCGAGTACCTGACCGTACAATGAAGCACTTCATCGTCACACTCTTGGTCGGCTTCTGGCTACTGGGGCCGCATGCGTTTGCGGACGTGAACGCGAAGAACGGCATCAGCATCACGACCGCTTCGACCATCAACGGCAAGACGCCAAATTCGGCGTTTAACGGGCTGACGATTGTGAGCGGGGGCGGTGGCGGGCCTGCGCTAGTATCGAACGTAGCGGCAAATCTAGGGATCAATGGAGGGACCACGGGTGACATTGTTACGACCGGGGCAAATCTCATGGTCGTAAGCGCATCGTGGTATAGCGCCGCCTCTGCTGATGTAACGCTCACTGATTCAAAAAGCAATACATGGACTCCGCTCACCACGCGCACTAGCACTTTTATTTCCAATCGCCTATACTATTGTTATGGTGGTACAGTCGGCTCAGGCCACAACTTTACGCTGTCTGGCACAGCCGTGTACTGCTCGGTACAGGTCATTGCATTCAGTGGAATGGCGTCAACTCCGCTGGATCAGCAGAACGGCACGGGCAGCGGAGGGGCATGGACAACGGTTCAGCCAGGAAGCATTACGCCGTCGCAAGCAAACACCGTGGTTTTCGTTGGGCTGTCTTTTGAGGCCAATTCTAGCGGTGCTATATCCATAGACGGGGGTTACACGATCTCAAACACCACTGCGCATTCTCCAGGGTCAGGCGAGGGAGGGTCGTTGGCGTACCAAATCTTTGCGTCGGCCTCCGCTCAAAACCCAACATGGACATCCGCTTCATCGTCAGGTGACGGCGCAACTACAATCGCATCTTTCAAATACTGACCATGAATCGAATCCTTCGAGCCGTTCTGTTTGCTGTTTCGTCGTTCGCCTTTGCGGCAGAATACTCTATTCCATCGTCGCGATTGCCGACTGCCGGAACATGGGAATCGGCAGGAATACCGGGGGGCATTCCTGTCAGAAATACGATTTACACCACAATCAACACGACGGGCGATTCTACCGACCGCACGGCGGAAATTGAGGCAAAGTTGAGCGCTTGCCCAAACGGCGAAGTGGTGTTGCTCGGCCCAGGAACCTTTAGGTGTGACGGAACGATTGATATTCCGTGGACTAAGCAAGTCACGTTACGCGGTTCCGTCGATTCCAACGGCGCTCCAACTACCACCATAGACACACGGGCGACTAACGCCATTGCAACAACCGGATTCCAATTTACTTCAGGAAATACAACCGCAACGGTGGCGTCTTTATCCAAGGGCGCTACGACTATCACAGTTGCAAGCACGGCGTCGTTTAATAACGGCGAACTAATTCAGGTGAGAATGGGCGACGTGAGCGACCCGCCTACATATTCACTAAATACAAATACGGAACTCAGGGCGCAAATCGCGAAGATTGCCGACACTGGCGGCATTCTTAATGGAACGACACTGGTATTGGATTCTCCGGGCCTTCATGGAGATTATACCGGCGCGCCTTCGGCGACAGTCACGTCCGCATATTATAAGACTACGCTGTGTGGTATCGAAAACCTAATTATAGACGGCACAAACACTAACCTATTCGCAGGCATTCGTCTTGAAACCGCGTGGAAATGCTGGGCATACAACGTTAGAGTTATCGACTATTACAACTACGGATTTTACATCACCATAACTCATCAATGCGAAATCAGAAGGTGTTGGACGGAGTTTTTTAATGGGTACGGAACGTCCACAGTTGCCGCGCTGGCTGATTTTTCGAGTCAACTGTTGTTCATTGATAACGTATTAAAGGACGGTCTTTTTGCGTTTTTTACGCAAGCTCGCGTCTCTGGAATCGTGTTGGCCTATAACACAATCGTCACAGATAGGCCCGACCTAACTCCTCCCGCTTACTCTGCGCTGATGAACTCCAATCACGCGCCCTACAATCAATTCATACTGTTTGAAGGGAACGTGGCTCCTCAGTACAAAAACGACGGATACTTTGGCGGAACTGGATGGGACACAGTTTTCCGAAATTGGCTATACGGACTAGAGCTTGGTCAGCCCACATATGGAGTCGCGGCGGTGATGAACAGACTTTCCAGATTTGAAAATCTGGTCGGAAACGTATTTGGGCACGGCACGGGCGGCACGGGTGCTTCGTTTGGAAATCCGAACATCAGCAACGGGTCTAGCAATGGCGTCGCGTCCATGTATGGCACGATCTCGACGCTTGCCACGCGCAACGACGCAACGTCCGGCACTATCACGGCTCCGACGGGGCACGGCGTAACAACAGGATCGACCATTGACGTGTACTGGATGGAAGTAATTTCCGGTTACAACACAGCGCGAATTAGAAGGTCCGTGACCGTTGGAACCGTTTCTGGCGATAGCATTCCATTTTCTGGCGGCGAAGGCAACGACCTGCCTACTGCGGGTTCAAGTGTGCTTGTCCCAACGAGCAATAGCGCGCTCTGGGCCTACTCCCTCGATTGGGACCCTACGCTGATGCGACCGCGCACATGGACCGGAACACTGTCAACGCGAACGTCCGATACCGCCGGCATAATGACGCTAGACGGCGGAATGGCCACCACGTTCAACGCGGCGCTCGCCAACGCGGTTGACGGGCAAAGACAATTTGCATGGTCGGGAGGAAACGGAACGGCGTTAGTCACTAACGTCACCGGAAATGATGTCACATTTGATTCTTTTTCGAGTTTTACGTCAAACGTGCTTCCGCTAGTGAGCACTCCTCTCACCGTTTACCCAAGCGCCGCGGGAATGCAGGAACTCGACCTAGATGTGTTGCTGACTGCGATACTCAAGGGCAATTACTATCATCAGACAACCGGATCGGGCATCCCGGCGGTTGAGAGTTTGGGCGGAGAAACCTTAGCCAATTCGCTTTTCCTTTCGTCAGAGCCGTCATTCTTTACCGAGTCTGGTTTGGCGTGGCCGCCCGTGTCTACTTCAAGCCCGCCCAATACGTCTTACGAAATCATTCCGTCGGGGCAGGCGTATGTACTTGGTTACTGGCTTAGTAGCGGATCGCCATCCACCGCCACCGTAACAAACCTCAACGTCGGGACCATTCGCCTCGCGCCATGACCGCCCGCGCCGTACGCAGCGATGTTTGGCGGTGGGTGAAGCACTTTTTCTACGGTGCGTTTGCCAAATCGTGGAATGGTGCGATTGCCGGCGTGTACGGCTTCGTCGGCGTGGCCACCGGCTCAGCGCTGGACCCGCAGAAAATCCAAGCCCCGAACTGGGAAATGATCCTCTATATTTTTGGAGTGTCATTTGCGATTTCGGCGATAGGATACTTCAAAGACCACCCGCTTCCGCCGTCGCTGGGCTCTCCGCCTCCATTCCCATCTTATGACCGCCCAACTCCGTAGCGTCCTGCTTCTCATCGCCACGCTCGCTTTGGTGGGCTGCGGCACGGCCCCGCAATCCAGCCTCATCCAGCAAGCGATGGACCGCTTGATTCCTGCTGGGTTCGCCGGCTCCACCTTCAGCGGTGGCTACAAAATTCCGATGTACCTGAGCATCCAGATCGAAGTGCAGGGCTTGGCGCGCACGCCGGCCGGCTGGACGTTCACCTACGCCGAGTACACGCGGGATGGACCCGCGATGTCGTACGCGCATTTCGCGCTCGGTAAACGCTTATGAGTGGATTTGCAACACCTTCGTCTTCCGGATTCCCGGTAAAAAAAGGAGTTTTGCCCGATACGCACGGGAATTCATCCTCCTCAAATACCCAAACTGCCATGCCTCCACGAAAAGCGGAATCCTTCAACTTCAACTCAGTGCTGCTGTTGATCGTCATGACGCTTTCCGGTTGGACGCTGAAGACTGTCAGCGACCAGAGCAGCACCATCGCAGCCATGCTGGTGCAGATTCAGAACTTGGAGCGGGTGGTGTACGGGGCGAAATAAAATGACTGCATGAACTCGAAAACCAACTGGGATGCGGTGCAGCGTGACGAGTCACAGAAGGCGCACGCCGCCGAGGTGGCCGGGCTCAAGCAGGAGTTGGATATTGCGAAGCAGTCGTTGGAGCGCCACCGCAACGCCCGGAAGGTTCGGGCTCCCATGGTGAGGGAGGCGAGGAAGCGCGGAGTCGGCGATGTGGTGCGCGTGGTGATTCCCGACACGCATGGCGCGCTGGTGGACAAGGGGGCGCTTGCTGCGCTCCTTGGCGATGTGAAGGCGCTCGACCCGCATGAAATTATTCTCCTCGGCGATCACGTCGATTGTGGCGGGTTCTTGGCCCAGCATCACGTCATGGGGTACGTCGACGAAACGGACTACACGTACGAGGAAGACATTGCCGCGGCCAACTCGTTTTTGGATGCGTTGCAGAAGGCTGCGCCGAGGGCGAAGATTGAATACATAGAGGGCAATCACGAGCGGCGCGTCGAGAC